TGTTAACAGCATTGCCAAAGTCCTGGGGACTTATGCCACCAGACGTAGAGTTGAAGCCACCGAGAAACTATCATTGCTGCCGCCGCCGCCGCCAGTTAAATTGCCAGCAGAGGCCATAGCGTTTGCCATGTCAGCGCCTGAGGCCGTGGCCACGGGAGATGCCAGAGCCTGCGGTGCAACCTGCCCAGCTAGCTCACTACTAGCAAACTGAGCAAGCAGCTGATCTGGGTCACGGAGTTCTACTTCTGGATTGGCGCTTCTCCGGCTACCGCCAGCACGAACTGTGCCGCCATCAGCGTAGCCTTCAGGCTTTTTTACTATGCCACCATCTGCAAATGTGTAGGTTTCATTGTAATAGTCTTCTGGAATCACAGACTGATAAGAGGGTGCTTGCTCAAAGGAAGGTGTGTACTGTGGCTGCTGATAAGGTTGCTGGAAGCCAGTCATGTCAACGTACTGGAAGCCAGGATCAGTTACTTGTGGCACTCCAGGAACATCAGAGCTCACGCCAGCAGTTGGCTGAAATGCACCAGCCGTCAGATTGAACATGGGAGTTTCTGGTGTGCTAAGTGGCGCAGTTGGAGAACTGAATGCACTGTTAGCAGCCGTGGTCATGGCAGCACTGGTAGTTGCTTCTGGCGTAGAACTAGTCAGATCTTTGATCCACTTGTCAGCACCAAGTTGCTTGGCACCTTGCAGCAGAGCAAGAATCTTGGCAGCATTAGCTAAGCCACCACCTACATCTGTACCAGTTTTCTGCGTGGTACCTTTAGTAGCCTGTGCAATACTGTTGCCTGCTTGCACTTGCGTAGCAAAGTTCTGTGCTTGCAGCTTGGCAACTTGATCCATTGCGCCTGTGCTTGTCTGTGCCAGCAGTTTTTGCAATGCAGCTGCTACGGCAGAGTTCCCTCCACTGCGAGCACCAACGGCATTACCGAGCGCCTGTTGCAAGCCGGGAATCTGGCCCCCGGCCTGCTGAAAGATAGCTTTCAACATGGCTTCGTAGTCAGTTCCTTGCAAGTCTGCGAACGTCTTCTGCAATGCGCCAGTATCTCCTGGGCTGGTAGTAGTCTTGGTGCCACCAAGCAGTTTAAGCAGTGCATCTGCCTGAGTGACCAACCCTTCAGGTTGTTGAAGTTGTGCTGTTGCCATAATAGTTTCCTTTGGTTAGCAGCTTGCTGCTTATTTAGATTCCACGCCTTTGATCTTATCAATGGTGCGCAGAGTGCCAATGCCGAGAAGTGCACCAAGTACGTAGAGCAGTACATCAGTATCTACAGCAGGTGGCATAGGCCAGCCCTTAGCTGCTGATATCCATTCTAGTAAGTTGTGCAGAATAGTTGCGTAGAGTAATCCAGTCCCGCAAATCCAGCCAACAAATGGGCGCCACCCGGCTACAAAGAGGCTAGGATTAGCAGCTTCTTTGGCATTGATTTCAAGCTGCCCAAGTATCTTCTTAAGATCACCATCTTGAGTCAGTTTCAGAAGCTCAAGCTCAGCTGCTGCTTTCTGCGCCGGGTCAGGAAACAGGCGAGAGATTATACTGTTGCCGAGTTCAAAGAGTGGTGATAAGAGTAGTGGGTTCATGCTTGTTCTCCTGCTGTTGCGTCAAGTACTACTGGATAGGCTGAGTAACTAAGTTCAAAGTGCGGGCCATCTTTGAAAGACTTCCAATCTCCGCCCCAGGTAATGCTGATGCCGAGTTCCTTAGCTGCTGCCTTGAAAGCAACTGCAATATCTGCGTACTCTTGCCAGTTCCAAGTTACCTTGCCATCACGCAATGCTGCTACGTCAATGGCATGACCAGTAATATGACGAGAGCGCAGCGTCTGGGATTTGTGCTGTGCAAAGAGTTCTTTCTGTCTTGACGGTGTGCGCAGTCCTTCTGTTACTGTGAAGTCTACTGGAGACATAGAGAGTGCAAGATGCGCAACCTTGACTAGATCAGGGTGCACACCTAACAGATTTGCTTTCGAGCGAAGACCAAAGCGGAACGTCATAAGTTACTCCAGTAGTAGAATGTTGTTAGGTGCGGCTTGCATGATTAGCCAGTTAGTTCCATCAGAAACCAAAGTAGCCCAGTTGCCAATCACACCTAAAAGGATAGCAGTGCCAGCTGCACCACCACCCTGCGGAACTATATTGCTAGCAGCCGAGACGACTGTGAATGCTTGGTAGTTGTGGAATGTTAGTTCCCGGCCAGGAAACGAGGCCGCGGCTGGCATGGTAACTGTGCAGGTTGATCCTGCTTTGTTATTGATAAGCCACTTATCTGTAGCTGCTACAGTGAAGTCAGCAGTCTTGGTTACAGGAGCAGAGGTAAGTCCTAGCGTAGTGCCTGTGATAGCAGCAGCAGAACCTGCAGGATCAAAGTCTCCAGTGTCTGCGTACGCAGCAGTTCCTGGCGCCGCAGTCAGCGGATAGGTAACTGAGATTGCACCAGCTGTGTTCGTGATAGTTGTGCCATCTGGCTTAACGCCCCCAAGTACAGTATCTGTAGCAGTAGGCAGCGTGTAGACATAAGTAGTGTAGGAGAAGTTACCCGCACCATCATTATACAGCCAACCAATAGCATCAGCTAGCGCTTCAATAGCAGCTAGCTTTACTCCTGCATCTTGCTTGTCATTAAAAGTATTCCAATCAGTACTGGTCAAATAGCCATCAACAGCAGTGGTAGCTGCTGGAATACGCAAGTGATCCGTGGAGATTCCAGTACCTTCTAAGGGTACATCGGCTGCTACAGCTGAGATAGCTACAGCCACGCCAGATCTGTACATTTCTGCATTTAGATAGAAGCCAGCAGATCCTAAGCCAGTTCCCACAACCTGAGCAATAACTCCTGGAGCCGTGGGCATGACCAGTTGCATGGTGCCAGCCAAAGACAGGTAATATGTGCTGCCAAGCACCGTACCACTGACGCCAGATGTTCTGCCCTGACTGAACAAAGCTACTCCGTACTCTCCAGTTGCAATGCCACCAATAGTATCACAGATCCCATGCGCAGGCTGCGTAAGGATACTGGCATCTGCTAGACTAGCCGCGAGCTTCCCACCATCTACACTGATGGTTATCAATGCGCCGTACGGAATATCTACCAGGGCCTTGACATAGATGCGCTGCTCACGGTAGTCAATCAGACTGGATAGCTGATCTATCTGAGCCTGCTCCGCGGCTGTGTACTGGATATTACCAGTGAGCAAGCTAAGCTGCTGCGCCAGTGCTGTCACTGCACGGTACAGCGGACTTACCAGTGCAGCATCTTTGTCATTCAGACCTACTGGAAGATCAGGAAGTCCTGATGTGATATTGTATTGAGGCATCTTAATACTCGCTACTAGACTTTACCAGAGGTAGTTGCCTCAAGGATCATAGTGGATAGATCAAACGTACCCTCAACTACTAGGTTGAAGTTCTTACAATCAATCATGTCTCCCACAACCCGGTAGTTTGGTGCAGTTTCAATGTCTGTCAGGGCTATGGCTGCTTCCAGAGTCCTGCCATTGTAGGACGGTTGAATAAAGACACGGCCACTGGTCAGCCCTTCAATCTCTGCTCTGTTAAATTGCGCATGGCTAGCACGAGTCAGTTGAATTCTGCCAATGATCGCCACAGCCTCATCTTCTGTATCCCTGACAAGAGAACTCCAGTCAGCTAGGCTTACACTGCCGTCTGCTTTCAGGAAGGCCATGCCATGCTGCGCAGCCACAATAGCATTGCTCTGCTGTGCTGTACTGTCATAAGTAGTTAGATCTGGACTATCATAAGGAACATCACCAAGCATAGAGTACGTTAAGTCTCCAGTTATGGCGCCATAGTTATAGTAGAAGCAGTCACGATGCACGATACGCAGCTTGCCCCAGCGTTGCAGAGTCATATCATAGACAAGTGCAAAGGAAAAGACTCGTGGGAATGTACCGTAGCTGACAACTAGGTAGCGGTTAGCAATGTTAGTAATCTTAACAAACATGTCAAGAGTAGTGGATGCTTGCCGCAGCTCTTGATTACCAAAACTGTACCGTTCAATGTAGCGGTCTGTTATGAAGTCACTCACATCTGGGTAGGCTTCCTCGCTGCTATTCAGTGAAACCTTTTGAAGGCCAGTAGTTGTGTACGCAATCAGCGCACCAAGAGATCCTTCCACAGTAGCCTGTTCATAGCTTTCAATACCGCCAGATCCAGCAATCTCACGAAACACCCACGGTGCTGCAATGTTCTGTGCGTGGTAAGTGGCTGCAATAGCGTTCTTGGCAGTGAAGATGACGAAGCCGCCCGGCAAACTGATACAAGCCTTAATCTTTCCCTGCACATCTTCTGGAATCTGAGAGCCTGAGCCAGTGAACTCACCATTGGCATAGATTACATAGTCAAATGCCGTGCCGTTGAAAGCTGCCCAGGCAACTGAGATATCGCTGTAGATAATCAGGTAGCCATTGCTGCTGCTAATGCCATCAATCTCACCCGCTGCGAATGGCACGTTTGCCAACAGCGCCCCGGCTGGTTCCAATGCTTTAGTAGTAGGATTCCAAAATAGAATACTTGCATCTGTGCCGCCAGTAGCTAGCAGCCTAGAATAGCATACAAGTGTCTTGCCATCTACATAGGCATACGTTACCTTAGCAGTTGCTTCTGTATCCGGTGAGGCTGGATCAATAGCCACTCCATGAATCTCTAGGAACGTAGTTGAAGTCCAGGCGCTCAGAGCATCATCATAGATGTAGTTCTTTCCTGCGGCCGGGCTATAAAGTACTGTGTTTTCTTCATCATCGCGCAGTGCAAAGATCTGATCAAAGTCTGTATTTACAGTAGGAGCAATAAGCTGACTATAACCTACACTCTTTAGACCTTCACTCACTGGCATGATGTTTTCACCATAGAGTACCTGAGCAATATCGTAGTCAACAGACTCGTTACTGCCCATGAATGTTCGCGGTGTACGCGGTGCGCTGTCAAGTCCAGGTATAAAAACAGCTCGTTGCCCTTTAGTCGAAACTAGGGGAAAGCGAGCTGCATTTAAGGAGACTTTAAATCTCTGGATTGCCATTATGTATTCCTTATCAGTTTGATATTGTTAAAGACAACCCAGCAATACCCAGCACACAACAGGTAAAGCACTGCTACCGGAACCAGTGGTTCGGCCCAGAACAGCAGCCCAATGAATGCACCCTTGATAAGCAGTAGAACAACAAACACACCATGCCTATCAAACAGCCCTTTTAATAGAGCATTCCCCTCAGTCAGCTTTGGGTTGCGTAGTGCCACGACTGTGGTCAGCAGGTCTAGGACTTGGAGGGTGATTAGGAGGTAGAGGGTCATGCTGAGTAATACGGAACTTTTACAGTAGTACCGTCCTTATCGAATACCATATATCCAAGTGGTGTAGCTGGCAAAGCACTCGCACCCCCGGCAGCGCCAACTGTTAGCGATGAGATACCTTTAATAGTCGTGGTATTTGCCGTACCTGTCGGGCCACCTACGCACACATTACCGTCTGCAAGAACCTCACATAGTACTGATCCACCGCTGTTTTTATACTGCTGCAATGCCGCTGTCTGCGCTGGAAACCCTACGATTGCTAACGGAGTATCTGTTGCATCGAAGGCCTCCATTACTGTTTTTGTGCCAACGGTGTTAACTATTCCCGCTGCTCCGTCACACGCAAAAAAGGAATTTCTACCATAGCCACCATTTGTCGTGGCTAACGTATCTACCGTCCCTATATTTCTGCATCCGATGAACGCACAGTTAGATGTAAATGCACCACCTTGAATATCGACTGTGTTGTTTTCATTGCGTAACCCAATCACGGTAAGTTTGTTGAAGTCAATAACTTCCACACCTGTTCCACACCACTCCATATTCCCGCCAATGATTGTGCTATCTGTTCCACAGGAATTAGTTGCCACAACTTCAAACTTAAAGCCGATACTCGTTGCGTCCCCAGCATTGGCATCGCCAAAAGATGAACACCCTATGAAGGTTTGACACGTTGGGTAAGATACTCCTGTAGTGGTGATCCAGTAACCAATATGGCAATGGTTGCAGAGGAAGTTATCTAGCACATTAAAGAAGGCAGAATAACCACCGTCAAGCTTGAAGCCTATAGTTCCAATGTTTACATCAGACTGGACTTCAATATTTGCAAACCTTGCACCTACGGTTGAATACGCAAGGATGCCGATTGTTCCGGTGTTTGCTGTGGGCGGTTCAATATTCAGGTCAGACACACCACAGCCATAACTCAGAACATTGTTAGCGGGGTTACCCACCGTGAACGCAGCCACGCCAGAAGACAGGGATGATTTGATTCGGGTGCCGGCGCCAGCCCCGCGAACACGTTTTCCTGCGGGAACGAGAATTGTTGAGGTGATGTTGTAAATACCTTCAGGGATATAAACGTCATCATGTGCGGCTATCGCAGCATTGATTGCTGGTGCCATGTTTGTAGTTCCGGGAGTTGTGTTTGTACCGTGGTCCAGCACGTTACCCGGCGCACCACTGACCATTGAATAGGTTACTTTAGTCAAACTCATTTTTGTTCCTTAGATAAAATACGTTCCAGAGATACGCATACCAGATGTTGCTGCCAAATTACCCTGTGTTAACGCCACACCAAAATTGGTAGCTGTCGCAGCTTGGTAATACAGGGTCAAGTTACTTGCAGAGGGGTTACTTCTTGCGAACACTGAGAGTAAAGATGAACCAAAACCAGAATAGTCAGCTATACAAGTTTGATACCCGCTAGCGTTAAAAGGCAGTCCGGTAATATCAAGATTTCCTGCCGCAAGCGTGTTTAAAGATGTCAGATAAATCTCAATAAAATAGTGAACAGTGTTCCCGATCCTTGTGTATTTACCAGTTCTAAAATCATATGTTGGAACACCCCCACCACTGCTAGTAAGCACTGGTGTAAACGTCCCTTCCTCATACCAGTTCAGCAGTTGACTCGTCATCCCTGCTGCGGGGGTGTTGGCGGTGAAGTTGATGCCCTTACCACTGGTAACTGGGATGATATTATCAGTGACGCTGATACCTGCTGCTGAGTACCTGATCTTAATGACCCCTAGCCTTTTCCAAACTAGATCACCATTATCAACATAAGCACCGGTGGGCTGTACTAGTTGGGCTTCCCAAATGTTAGTACTCCCTGCTGGATTAGCTACACGCCAAACAAAGTTACAGCCTAGATAGCTAGTCTCAGCACCAGCATTAGGATTGGCATTAGCTCCGCCTCCCTGAGCATATACTGCATCAGTTCCACTAACCAACAAATTGCCAGCAGAGATTGTCTGATTTCCATTGAATGTATTAGAAGCATCAGTTCTAGCAGCTGTCCAGTTAGCGTTTGGTACAGTCATTGTCCACGTAGCACCGGCTAATGGCCCAGCTAGACGCATTATACCAGTAGTACCAGCAGCCCGATAGTTCCTTACTGTGAGGTCATTAACTACAGTTTTAACTGTATTAGTACCATCCCAGGTAGGAACGAGTTCAGTCCCTGCCAATGGCAGAGTTGCTGCTGTCAGGGCTGATATCGTTTTGTTGGTCATGTTAGTACACGTTTACCAAAACATCATCAATGTAGCCAACTGGCGTTCCACTAGCAACTCCAAAGATATTGACAGATAGTTGTACGTTTACAGCTCCGGTAGGCGGCACTGTCTGTGGGCGAATATCAAGTTTTGTCCAACTGGCTATATTAGTAGTCTGAATTAAATTAGCTCCACTCGCCAAAACATTACCTGCTTTGTCAAGGAAGCTATGAGTAATATAAAACGTACCACTGGTACCTGAGATTGCTGGCACTAAATACCAGAGACTTGCTGCAAATCGCTGGGTAGAATTACAAGGCCAAATACCTAATGCCGCTGGAGACACGCCAATAGACGCTGGGAAGCTCAGTGAATAAGTACCTGCATGTGCTTGTGCAGAGGATCTAATCGCCCCACCAGAAAGTGTCCAGTCGGCCGTATAATTTGCAGCTTCGAAGTCACCATACGCCAGTTGGTTCTGCCATGCGCTGGCCAGATTAGTACCACTTGGGGCAGGATTATACGCGTTTCTAACTACTGTGTGACCTAAGCCCCCAACTAATGGATTAAGAGTAACTGGATTAGATCCTGTCACTCGTACATTATCTAATATCACACCTCCAGAGGTGCAATCAATATTGGAGTAAAACGGAGAGTAGTTAGGCTTAACGGATTGGATATGAATATCACTATTGACTATAGACAATACAGAACTCTGGCCAGACACAGCAAACCAGTAATTTGCATCGGAGTTATTTTCAATGTGGCAACCAGTTAAAAATACAGCACCAGAAGATACCTGCATAACTGTGTTAGCAGAGTAATCAAACGAGCAGCTGTTAAAGAACATGTTGGCATTTGCTGATTCATGCAAACAGACCAAATCACGATTGTTCCACATACAATCATTAAATGTCTGACGCTCCCCAGAGTTGGTAGCTACAGTAGCGTGGATGCTATAAGTAGTCGGGGCGCCACTGATAATCTGGAAATTGCAGTGATTAAATGTCCAGCAAAAAGATCCAGTAGAGAAGTAAACATCCTGCCCAAAATTCAGAAAACCTATATTGTTAACTGATCCACCGGACATGAAATTGCCTACATCATATATGTACATAGCAATAACTGCTGTATTAGATCCGCCTGGGCCAATCAGGATACCATCGCATATTGGATGCGCATAGGCTTGTAGGTTTTGCAAATTGCCATCAGCCTGTGAGCGAGTGAAGGTAATGGCATTGCCAGTAAGCATGCTACTGAAATCTAATGTAGCTCCACATAGATCAACAGTTGTTGTGCTAACATCAATGCTTAATCCAGAATTGCATTTGAAAGCAGCTGCTGAAGGAAACACTACCTTAGCACGGCCTAAAGTAGCAGCATGTGCAAACGCCATGTTTATATAGCTGGCCACATCGACTGTAACAGGATCAGTGCCCAAGGGAATGAAGCGGTCAGCCCAGATTATCTTGCGTAGATCCGACTCAACGGTAGTAGGAACTGCGCTAGTCCCATCTGGAGTATATTGAACTAGACTGGCATCGCTAGTTCCCATACCAATAGGCATACCAATCTTGGCATAGATAAGCGCACCGATGTGAGGAATCTCACTTAGTGTCAGCGCTGTGCCAACTACTGTATATGCGCTTGGCTGCTGGTGTGCTCCATCTACATAAACATCTAGATGCAAGCCACTATCTACCTCTGCACTCAGAGTAAATACAGCACTCATGCCAGTAGCAATAAACTCTTGTCCAGTAACAACTGACGCAACCGCACCACCAACAAGAGCACCAGAAACTGAATCAATTTGGCTCTGCAAGTTGGCATCAACTATTGCTAGTGCTGCATCACCAGCAATACGAGCCGCAGTTTCAGCAGTAATACGAGAGTTAACGCTAGTTTTAAGTGTGCGAAACTCTAGAGCCGCAGACTCTACCGTCTGGCTAGCTAGTGGCTCAGCAATGTCAGTTGCATTTGGGACGTAAGTAGCCATATTAGTTCACCGTGCCTAGTAAATGAGAGGAGATCAGAAGCTCTTTGAATGGAATTACATGAGTTTTCTGGAAGTCATTGGCCATTTCTGCAAAGCCCGTCCGAGCAAATACAATGGCAGAAGCCCACATAGCAAGCTCGTCAGGATACTCATTGGCGATCCAGCTACTGTAACCTGCATCAGTAGTTACTGGATTGCGGTAATAATAAGCATCCAATCTGCCTGTAGCCGAGGCCGGGTAGACACGGAGCGTGTCACCAATCATCGTGTACATGCTGGTACGCAGCACGTTGTCACTGTCATATAAATCCTGGAGTTCTCTGTACTCAAAGTTCTCAGATGGAATAAGAGTAGCTGCATCTACAGACTGCATCAGTTGAAATGCTCGCATACGCAGTAGCGTAGTTGAAATATCAGTGAAGTCGTAGAAGATAGCAGAGCTAGAGGGTGTATATGTCAGCGTACCTGTAGACAGGTCACGCTTAAAGAAATCAGTGTGATGTGCCCGTAACGTAGCTGTGCGGATAGCAGCCTGAGTAACAGCAGTTACTTCTGGGCGCCGTGTCTGCCCTACTACTAGGGTTTCCATTTCAGCAAAGGTAGTCATGAGCACATCCCTGTTAAGTTAATTTACTGGCTGCTTACTCTTTACCGAGAGTCTGCACAGCATCTTTGGCAGCAGCCGCAGTCAGGGCTTGCACTTCGGCAACAACTTCTGTCTTCGTGTAAATCATGCTGGCCGGGCGGTTGGCCACCTTGTCAAGCTCAGACATGATCTCAGGATCAGCAGTGGTGAACACGCCACCCAGGAACTGCACTTCAAGGCCATCAGGCATCATGAATTTTGCACCTTTGACCATGTGATGATAGGTTTTCACTGGCTTGGATTTCATAATAGCAGGTGTTGCCTGAGGGGCAGTTTCACCGCTGCGGATAGTCTGTGTAGATTGAGTTGCCATGATTGATCTTTCAAAAGTTGGGTTATAAGAGTTGAGTGCTCTCACGCAGAAAGCCTCCCGAAGGAGGCTGTTCTTAATACGCTTGCGCGTCTATCCAGTAATCAGCTTGATCTTGTTGATCTGCTGAACAAGCTGCGTAGCTGCCAGAGCTTCAACTGTGATCTGTCCAGTCGTAGCATTTGGCACCAGCACACTTGCTGCACCGCCAGTTCGCACGGTGATAGAAGAAATGTAGCCAGGATCTGTACTGGCCATACCTGGTGGGTTAACTTGAATGACTGCCATGATGTTCTCCAGTAGTCTATGTTAGTTTAAGCAGCAGCCCCTCGTGAGGGCCACCAGTTAAAATCAACCCGCAGCAGCAGCTGTGAAGTTGTACAAGATACCGAAAGCAGATGGGTTCTTGATGGTGCTGGTCAGCTCAGTGGTCAGCGTACCACCTTCAGCATCAATGCCATTGTCAACCAGGGCGCCAGATGCGTTGTAAGCAGCATCAGAAGTCTTACGCAGATAGGCCAGAGAGAAGGCGTTCAGATCGCAGATCACAGCCATCTTAGCCCAAGGAGCAGCAGCACCGTAAGCATTGAACAGCGGATGCTCGATCATTTCAAACGTACCACGAGGAGTACGAATGGTGTCGATCTGCAGACCCCAGCTGGTTTCGCTGGCAGTGATCTGGTAGGTGGAGTTCAGACGAGCAATGTTGTGAATGACACGACGAGCAGTGCCACCAACAAACATGGTACGAATGTTACCGCCCTTAGGATCAGTGACAGTTTGCAGCGTAGGATCAAGAGCAGCTTCCAGCTGAGTCCAGTTGGTAGTAGCACCGAGAGTCACGATGTTACCGGCAGCAGCCGCAGTCACGCGAGCGATGATACCTTCTTGCGTGTGCAGTGGGCGGCCATTGCTGGTGCCCATGAACTTCTGACCAAAGAACAGAGCTTTCTCGATTGCCATGGCATGGAGAGCAGCGCAGTCTTGCTTGCTTTCCGACACGTAGCCAGCGCCAGCGATCTGTGGAATAGAAGCAGCAGTCTTGGTGACAGCCCAGCTATTGCGGAAGATCTGCGTGTAGTTGACATAGCGCTCGGCCAAGATGTTGACTGCGGAAGGACGAGTAGAACCTTCTTCAAAGGCATTGCCAATAGAGTAGAGCACGACAGCGTCTGCAATGGCAGCAGCAGCAACAGTACCAACACCGCGAGTAACCACAATGTTTGTTGCGTTTGTAATGGCAGTCACCAACACAGTTTCCTGGGTAGATGCAACCATCAGCATGTCACCAACATTGAGGTCACCAGTAGATACCACGACCCAGGTGGTATCAAGGCCATCAGCGATAGCGCCGTTCAGTGTAGCAGATGGGAAGATCATCGTCTTGCTGAAGTAGCCGTGCTCGATGTTGCTGGCAGTCTCATCTTTCAGAAGAGAAGTCAAGCCAAACAACGGAGCCGTACCATTCGGCATGAGGCGAGTGATTGCGGAAGCAAAGCTGATGCCATTCAGATTGGTAGGCTGAGTGGGGTAAGCAGAAGTAATAAGACCGACGGACATGATAGTTCCTTTGAAAGTTAAGAAGGGTTATGCCAGGTAACTAGAGAAGTCTGTTCCTGACGGTTTCTGTTGCGCAGCGGCTGCTGCTTGTTTGGGTGCTACCAGCACGTCAGCCATCTGGCTAAAATACTGTTCTGCTTGGGACTGAACCTGATCTGCTGACAAGTTTGG